AATCATCATGAATTTCGGGAAAATTTTTCTTCATGTGATTAACGTAATCTTGCGATAGCTCCTCACGGTGTTCGAGCATGACTTCATCAAGCACTTCCTCAATCAAATATACAAGGTCTTTCTTTTTCATGGACATAACTAAATATTATTTCTAAAACTAACAACATGAATGATTGGATTAAAACTGAAGACGGCAAAAAAATTAAAACATTATATAATGGAAAAATTGCCGTTGTTGGACCAGAAGATACATCTAGTATTGTTCCTTTGTTTTGTTCTTGTTGTAATTTTCCAATGAGAACTACTGATGATAGTGTCAGTTATCGTAAATATGGCGTTTGTAGCAAATGCGATAATCGTTGGACTTCAAAACCTGGGGTGACGTGGCCTGAAGGACCTGATAAATCATCTGTGGACTGGCGAGAATATCTTGAACACAGACTGATACTTGAAAAACCTGTAATAAACTTCAAATAATAAAACTACTTGTATGTCACGCTCTAATTATCTTGAGCCAAGGATATAAAGATGGAAACCGATTACAAGAAACTTCTTAGAATCTCACAAGTTCTCAATAACACATTTGGTACTGATGGACCTGGATACCAACATATAAGCGGAATGAATGTCAGGCTTGATCCAATCGACAGCGGGCTACTGAAAGCACGTTGTATTATGACCGTTACTTTTCGTTCCGATCAAATGATGAGAGAAAGACTTCGCAAACACAGAGATGAAGCTGTTGCTATGATCAAAGGAGCACTTGATCGCTTCAAAGACGATTATCAAGCTCGATTTGACGAGGAAATAAGTTACGAAATGGATGATAAAGCTCTTGAAGAGAGCACAGAGTTTATTCATGTTTCCCAATACACAGCTTTGAGTCGGGCTTTTTATAGAGTTAATACTCTAGTACGAATAAAATAATTTCCAATGGTATGAATAACCAAATTTATAAAAAATGTCAAAAGGATTTTGAATTCTACTGTGAATACTCACTGAGTATCGAATCACCGATTTATGGCGAAGTGCCATTTAAAATAGGCGAAGTGCCATTTAAACTATTTGATTACCAAAAATATGTTTCCAGACTCTTAGATAATAAGAAAAAAATGGTGGTTGTTACACCTAGGCAAATGGGTTTTACCAGTTTAGTTGCTGCTCGCTGCTTTTGGGAAATACAGTCTAAACCTAATATAAATGTGTTGGTTGTTGTACCAGGACATCACATGGTTAAATATTTTATGTCCATAATTGATCGTTGGATCTCATACGGGAAGTATTTCAAACAAAGTCCTAACGGTCATTGGTCTACAAAAGTTGGAGAAATCAAATGTATTGCCAACAACAGCACCTTAACATGTCATTCTTCAATATCGACATTTCATAATATTCGTGGAAAATCTATTGACATACTGGTGCTGCTTGATTTTGCCTGGTGTGATACCGCACAGGAAATAATAAAAACATTATTTCCGGCGTTGACGCCAAGTTCTAAAGTTTTGATGGTTTCTACACCTGCAAATACTTCCAAGGTGGAATCAGCAAAAGTCTTCAAAGAATTTTATTTCGATGCCCAAAAGGGCAAAAATGATTTTTATCCATACCGAGTGCCCTGGTGGTCCAAACCAGGGCATAGTATAAATAAGTTCGCCGATATCGTTAGTAACTTTAGCATTAATGATTATGATTATGAAATCTTAGCAAAGTTTGACTAAAATCTCAAGTCACATACTTACTTGAGTAATGCCAAGGAGAAAAAATCACAAAGGAAAGAGCAAGGCTCCTTCCAAAAAGATACAAATGCAAGAAATTGTGAAGTGTGGCTCAGATGCTGCTTACTTCATCAATAATTATGTAAAAATCCCACATCCAATTAAGGGAATGATTCCCTTTAAGACATACCCATTCCAGGATGACTGTTTAAAAGCATTTCAACAAAATAAAAACGTAATTGTAAACAAAAGTCGTCAGTTAGGATTATCAACAATTGTAGCTGCTTATTCTCTTTGGATGGCTCTTTTCCAAAAGGAAAAGAGCATTCTTGTTATTGCTATTAAACTTGAGACGGCAAAACTTTTCATCAAAAAGGTTGAGGCTATGCTTGCCGGTTTGCCGGATTGGCTTGTTATGCCACAAATCCGAGCACAATCCGTTAGATATATCATCTTCTCTAACGGTAGTAAAATTCAAGCAATTCCAACATCTCCTGGAGCTGGTCGTGGTGAAGCCCTTTCTTTACTCATTGTCGATGAAGCTGCGCACGTTGAAGGAATTGATGATATTTGGCTTGGTCTACAACCAACGCTTTCTACTGGTGGTTCATCTATCTTGATTTCAACACCTTCTGGTGTTGGTACTCTGTTCCACAAAATTTGGACAGCCTCTAAAGAGGAGAGAAATGATTTCCACGCTATCGAACTTCCTTGGACTGTTCACCCTGAACGAGATCAAGAATGGTTCGAAGAGCAAAGAAGAGGCATTATTGAAGCACACGGAGAGCGTGGCGTAGCTCAAGAACTTCTATGTTCCTTTGCAGCATCAGGTGACACGTTTCTTAGAAGCGATGTCATGGAAAAAATATATGTTGACATCAAAGACCCAATTTCTTATTGGGGGCCAGAAGGTGTTGCCAAAAAAGATACGTGGATTTGGAAGCATCCAGTAACAAATCACAAATATGTAATTGCTGCTGACGTAGCAAGGGGCGATGGCGAAGATTTTTCAGCGTTTCATGTCATTGATATAGATGCGGATGAGGTTGTAGCTGAATTCAAAGGTAAAGTTGCACCGGATAAATTAGCAGAAATGCTTGTACAAGTTGGCATGAGATATAACATGGCAATGATCTGTCCTGAGAAGAACTCTATTGGCATCGGTTGCGTTCTTAAATTAAAAGAACTCAACTATCCGAATCTTTATTATGACAAATTACACAAGAATATTTACATGGTTTATTCGACTATGGACACTGAAAACGAAATACCAGGCTTTGATACAAACCCTAAAACTCGTATAGAAGCACTTGTAAAACTTGAAGATGTACTAAGAAACAGAAGACTTAAAACATATTCTAAACGTCTCTATGAGGAACTCCAAACCTTCATCTGGAAAGGTAATAAGCCAATGGCGCAAAAGGGCTATCATGACGACCTTGTTATGGCTCTTGCTATTGGTAATTCTTTATATGAAGCTAGTGGTACAAACACTTATAGTAACGACGATTTAGCCAAAGCCATGATCGCAGGTATGTCTGTAGCACACAACTCTATGGATTCAAACCCAACTCCAAATTCAACTCCGATGCCACCAGTTATGACCGACGGTTCTCTTTCCAGTTTTCTCGATCAAGCGAGAGCAAAATCTATGCGAAACTCCAAAATTCAAAATTATAACGATCCGTACTGGCAGCAATTTAATTGGCTTTGGAAAGATTGAACCAGGTTAGGATATTTAAGAATAAACAATGTCAAACTATATCTTTTCAGCATCATTATCGCCAGCAATGGAGCCGACGCTTTTTTCTTTTTAAAAGAAACGTTAGTTGCTGCTGGTTTTACTGTTCCATCATCAAGCGATGGTTCTTCCCTTTCGGCTGGCGATATTATTAACACTTCTGCGGACTTAAATAACAACAATGCTTGGTTCATTGTTCGTCAGCCACAAAGTGCTACTTCGTCTCATGGCGGTGTACAGCGAGAATATGCTTTTCAACGTGGAACAACTTCAAGAACCTGGAGAGCAAAATATTCTTATAGCGCAAGTTTCACAGGTAGTGCTAATGCTACAACAATGCCTACTGCTGCTGATGAAGTACGTTTAATCGGCTCTGAGCTTCCTTCATTTGCATTTGACTCTAATACACTTTTAACAGATGGCACCTATAGACTTAATATTGCTGTTGATCAAGAACCGCCACATTCGTTTTACTGGGTTACCTTTCCTAATGGTGGTGGCGATCCAGGCAACTGTTTATTAGTTGATGGAATGCTTAGCGGTACTTTTGCGCCAGGCGACAATGATCCATATGTGCAATATTGGGCTGATATTAGTGTATTAAGCGGCGAGGTATCAACAGGAGGACCTGCTCTTTCCATAACAGCTTCAGCCATTACAAGCCCGGCATGTTGGACTCGCAAGGGTGAGTCTGATGAAGTTTATGGTGGAATAGGACTGCTGATATATACTCTGTACGATACCCTTCAGCGTGAATTTGTTGACGGCTGTGGAACAACAAATGGTCATAATGGTAAAGATGATCTTTTGCCAGCAATATGGTTTAGATCAGCTAATTCAAACCCGACGGGACCTGGTGGTTACAAAGGCGTTAGTTCATTACTTAAAATTCCATCTGGTCCAGATCGATCAACCGGGGACACCTATTCAACCACAGCGTCCGGCTCAAAAGACTTTATAAGATTAGGTGATATGGCATTGCCTTGGAACGGAACTGATCCAACAATATAATTTAAACTATGGCAAATTTTGATAGCGCAGAACCGGTTAGTAGCTCTCTTTCTTTGATATTGTCAAGTGACAATACTAAAGCAAATACCGGAATTGGAGGTAATACCTTTGCCAAATTCGAAGTTATAACTCAGGAAGTTCAAGTAGGTGGAGGTACAACACTGACGCCCATCTATCGAGGGCTTGTAGGAAGTAACTACGTAATTTCCCTGGGATCTCCACCAGTTGGAGCCACATTTGTTACCATTGTTGGATTCCAATGATCCAAAAGTGATCTAGTTTCAATTACTTAGAAAACCACAAGGTATCCATTTCAATTTCTGTTAATTAAACTCAAGATCGTTCGTCAATTCGTTCGAATCGAACTTATAGACAGAACTCCTCTGCCAAGTCAGAGTATTTCTTAGTCTAATCGAACTATAGCCGATCAATCTTTCGTTTTAAATCTTAATTTATTAATTTAACAAGTTTAAATTAAACTATAGATCTACTGGAGGTAGGAATTCCAGGTTCAAATTCAGGTTGAATTGCTCATAACACTATGGTATCATGCCTTCATGAACAAAACTGGAGAAGTTTGGCTATGTCCAGCTTGTGAGACCAATGCTAGATCTTGCAGGATCTGTGATGGATCTGGATTTTTAACTAATCTGGAATTCCTTCATTATGAAGCAAGCAAGTTACCTAAACAGGCAAACAAACTGAGCAACTCTTGTAATGAGAAACAAACTCTACTTACACTAGACTTGTCTGAATTCGAAAGCGAGAAATAAACTTATGACGATGAAAGTTCAGGAACATACCATCCAGGTGGAACGTAAGGATCATCCAAATGCAACACGATATCCTTGCCGTTCAACTCATGAAGTCCTTGAGGCAGGTAGAAAACTTCTAACCTCCCTTCCCCCAGCTGATCTTGATCTTTTGTCTGAAAGACAGCTCATCGTTGATGAAGAAGATACTGAAGAACTCTTTGATGAATTCAAAGAGAATGACATTATCGGATTGGGAGTTGTAAAGCCTGATGGATTCTACGCAAATACCTACAGAATTGAAAAGATCCACAAGGGTGAAGATTGGATGGAATGCGAAAACGCCTATACTAAGTTAACTGAAGAAATTTCTTTTCAGGACGTTTCCGTTGGAATGGCTCTGGGCTTTGCAGAGATCCTTTATAGGGATGACAAACCTTTTGGTGTTTCCAGCCATTATGACTTCACCATCAAGTACGAAGTCGATGAGGTTGAAGATGAAGAAGAAGACAACTCCGGAAATAGTACCGCTTCGGCTGGAAGACATGACGGA